ATTCATTATATGTTATTCTGCTATGCTTGGTTGAAGCTTTTGCCAAAGAAATATTACCACTATGATATGTTTAACAATTTAGTTGTACTTTCTTTATGTGGTGATGATTCAATAGGCACTATTGCAGATGAAGTTAAGGAATGGTTTAATATGACAGCAATATCAGCTGTTTGGGCAGAATTGGGCATCCAAGTAAAAGTGGAAGCCGCCAATGAAGGAACATTGGTAACACGGAATTTTCTCTCACAGTCCACTCGACTGTATAATGGAATGTATGTGCCTGTACCAGATTATGATAAGAGTGTATCCACTACTTTATGGCACACTAAATCCCATCTCCACATACGGTGGAGTTATCTTAAGGCCTGTGCACTACGTTTATCAACATTTTGGTGTCTGGAAAGTCGAATGTTGTTTGCGGATTATATCCGATATCTTAAGACAAACCATTATGCTGAATTACATTCACCGTGTTCAGGTACTCTAGATGATCCTTTCACGTTTGAGCAGGTTAATACTGTTTATCGTGATGATCAAATGATTGCAGCACTCTATGCTAGGCCAGAAAGTCAGTCGGCCGTAAATAATGAGTCTGATTTGAAGGGTTCTATACCCCCCAAAGTCTACGAGTGTGTATTGCAAATCATTAATGCCACCCAAGAAGTTGAAGAACAAGAAGCAAATCGCGAAAGCGAGGGCCGCATTGAAGGCCAAGAATCCGATGCTACGAGCAGCGAAGCAAGCGGCGAAAGCAAACAAAGCAGCTATGAAGGTAGCAAAGGCGAACTTGGCTTTCAATCCGATGGTTCGAGCTGCTAAAGTAAGGAATTATGAATCTAAAGCTATTTCTGCTCCTATCTCTAAACAGAGACCCTATTCCATTGGTGCTCCTCAGTTTAATGGTGGTAAACCTATTGTAGTTCGCCACAGAGAGTACTTGCAGCCAATTGTAACTGTCGCCGCATTTAGCGGTGCTGGTCGTTATATCATACAACCGGGATTA